CATAACTTTATTTTATAAATTTTCTAATTCTTTTAAATATGCTTGTTTTATTTGACTTGGGCTTTCTAAATCACTTTCATTATTTTGGTATTCTTCAGCAGTTTTTATATCTAATCTATTAATGGCAGTAGGGTTAGTAACAAAAATCCATTTTTTATCCCCTTTCTTACGTGTAAAATAGAGGCCTTTATATAATATATATTCCCAATTATCATTACTTTTGATTATATCTCCCTTATCAGTAATTTCTTTTTGACCTTTTTCGGTAGAAGTAAGCTTCTTCCCCTCACTTTTATCATAACCAAAAATCTCCCCGACATCTTGTTTAATATCTTTTATTACTTTATTTTGATTTTTTATTTCTTTTTTTAATTCATTAACAGATTTGCTCTCTAATTTTGTCATATCTATTATTTGTGAATTATTTAATTTTAAATCTTTTGCAGTATTTAAAGTATCCACATATATAGGTAAAGTGTCATTAATTATTTTGTCCACCTCTATTTCATCCAACCCTTCTAATGCCTCTATTAATTTCTGTTGATACTCTGCCGCTAATGCTTTTTTAACATCTTCATCTCCATCAGCACTATTAAAATAACCCATTACCATCGGCGTTATGAAAATGTCGGCTCCTATAGCACCAGCGAATATATATTTTTCTAATTTAGTGGGGTTCATTAGTTCTTTTAAGAACTTACTCCCTTTTCCAACACCAAATTGGTAGTTTCTAAACGTATTCCATTCGTTAGAGTTTTTACCAAACGCATTATCAAAAATATCTTTAGGTTTAAAATGAGTACCTTTTTGTGTTAATGAAGACAGTTCCTTACCACTTTGTTGTATTTTCTTAACATTTTCAGGCTTACTTATTTCTTTAAGGAATTTTTGTTCATCAGGTGTTAATTTTTTAGATTGTTCTATCATATATTCCGCAATCTCATCAGCAGATTTACCAGCATTTTTCATTTTTCGTGCCCCCTCAAAAACCTTATATACTTTTTTAACGCCTTTTTGTGTTATTCTTCTCACTAAAGGACCAATAAGAGGAATGGCCATAAAAATAACCGATAAAAATCCGGAGGTGTTATCCCCTTCAGAAACATACATGGCGGCGTTCAGCCCTTCTAACCCCATAGATATGGCGACGTTTAAACCTGGAACAGGTATGAACAATGCCGCCACCGCTAATACATCTATTATTTCATGTCTATAATCATAAATAAATTTCTCTACCCCTGTCTTACTTCTTAATTTACTAATTTGACTATTATATACCCTTAAATTGTACATTTGATGGTTGTGATATTGTTTATCACTTATTTGGCCCTTAAGATATTTATCATGCATAGAACCAGGAGTGATATTTAAATTTTTAAATTGTGCTCCAACACCAACAAATTCAGTATCTCCATTATTATGTATTAAAACTTTACCTTCTTCACATCTACATTTGGTTACGTCTTCGTTATCCCATTCTCCCCATCCCATAGTAGCATATTCACCATTATTTAATTTGGTAGCTTTTCCACTTAATATATCCCAATCCTTACCTTTCCTAGTTACATTAGTGGCAACTTGCCCTTTCGCTGAACAATATTTTCTCCACTTAGCATTACACATATAATCATGTTTTTTAGGTATATATGTCATATCTATTATATCCGACTGATACTTATCCCTACTTAAATTATCTGTGCCTGCATCAATATAATCCTGTTGTTTTATTAACTCTTGATATAAAGGTGGGTCGTCAAATTTTATTTGTTCTATATTAAAGTTAGGTTTAAAATCCACAATTTTTTGATTCTTTAAGGGTTGGAAGTCACCTCCCTTACCCAATCTGTCAGATTGTTCTAAAAGGAATATGGTTTTATATTGTGATTCGGAGATAACTATCTTCATTATATATAAGTTTAATAATAAATACTTGTATGCATAGAAAAAGCCACTAACCAGTGGCTTATTTCCAATATCTTTATATGGAGATTATAATCTCTTAGAATACGTTGATTGCTCTATCGAACCTCAATGTACATGTGATATCTGCCAAGTCACTAGAAGAATAATCCAACCCACCGAAATCTGCATCGTTAAGTTGAGTTCCTTGAAGAATCCATTTTTGTACTACTACTCCTGTAGGATCTAACATCTCTAACTCAACATCTTTCTTATATCCTGCGGCGTAACCTTGTCTACCTGTTACTGATTCAGAGTGAAGTCTTACCCACTCCATTAGTGCTTGTGTTGCGGAAGGACCAATTGGATCTCTAAATGTAACTGATATAGTTTCCCACCTAAATCTACCAATAACAAATGTTTCCGTATTTAAGAAAGGTATTGAAACCTCATCACTTGTATATTTTGGTCGACTTGCAGTAGAAATCCACCATTCTTGGATACCCAACTCATCGGGAAATCTAAGAATCCATCTATTCTTTCTTAAGGGTTCGTAAGGAACCGGCATTCTCATTAATAAATCTGCCATTGTTTTATTTTTTTAATATAGTTTTATTCTTTAATTATAAATATTCAGCTTTTAAAAAAAAGTTTATTTTTTGATGATAATTCTTTTTTTCTTAGGGTTTTCTGGTTCTGAAGTATCATATACTAAAAATCTCACATCAGGATATAACCCCTTTAACGTTTCCTTAATATATTTTTCTGCCGTTTCCACATTACCTAAATCGTCATCACTAAACCCTATACTAATTCCAGTATATTCGGGATCATCTTTTATTTTATCTACCGCCTTTACTACTCGATCCACAAAACTCTTTAATGCCATTGTTTTTGCAATCTCAGGATCAGTAGATGATGACTTTATATTAAACTTTTCCATAAAGTCGTCAGAGGAGACAGGATAATAGTCTTGTAAGTTAAGATATTCATCAATACTCACTCCATGCAAATTGGCAATCATTTGACTTCTTTCATCTTCAGTTAATATAGTATCTATAATGATTTTAATTGCATCTTTTATCGCTTGTGGAGGATTTCCCCTTGCAGTAATAATAGAAAAATCACTTCCATATGATAATGCTTCTCTAAATTTATCAAAACTAGGACCAAATCCTTTTTTATTTAATGCCTCTTTGGTATCTTTAATGAAAGAATCATAAGAACGAAAATCTCTAAAGGATTTCATAGGATCATTATCGATATATCGATATAACTTTCCAACCTCTTTTCTTATTTCTCTAAATTCTTCTGTTGATACTGAAATAGGTACCCATCCCTTTTTAACCTTTTTCTCTAAATATATTCTGGTTGGCATGAACAAAAGATTATCATCCCAATCAAATGAATATGCTCTCTTTTGAAATTCTAAGAGTAATTTATTCTGATGCTTTGTTAACCTGAGTTTCATAGGTAAAAAAAAGGTGGGCAAAAGTCGCCCACCTTATTATAGTTGTATATTTTATTAAATGTCATCAAAAGATGCACCAGTATTAGTAATATTAAATTCTATACTGATGTATTCTAATGTTCTAGTTGGTTTAATAAAGATTCTACCATTCAATTCATTTCTATCAATTGATTCTGGAGTATCATCCAACACCACTCTAAAGTCAGTCAAACCTCTTTCTTTACGGATATTATCCAAAATTGGGTTAACTAATGAAAGGAATTGATTCCTTACAACTTCATCATTTTGTTCAAATAATAATCTTATAGAAACTGCAGATATAAGTTTTCGTGCTTGAAGTAAAAGTCTTCTAACGTTAATTCTATTAAGTGCCGTTTCTTTTTGTTGTAATGTTTTATTACCCCATATTACTACTCCCACATCTGAGAATGTTGCCATAGGGTTAATCATACCTTCATAAAGAGTATCTCTTTGGTCTAAAGTAAGTTTCAGTCTCGCTTTAATTGCGTTTGTTGTTCCTCTATTTAAACCTGCAGCTGCAAACCAAGGGAAAGCGACATTATCTGTCAATGCGATATTTCTAACAACCTCTAATGTAGGTGGTAACCACACATATTGATTATTTTCTGTATCATTCATCTGTAACCATGGCCAATAAGTGGCGGAATAGTTACTATCGATTGCCGAATCCTCAATTATATCAACCGCTTCTGCTGGCTCAATCGCTTGTCCATCTGAATCGGTATCTGGTGTTGTTAAGATATATAAAGAATCTGCCCTATCAACCTCAACCACATCAATTGCATTCTCAATTAATCCTGTTTGATCTCTCACATCTAACCCAGGGGTTGCAAATACATTTATATTCACCGCTTCTGGATTATTAAAGGTATATAAACCATCTAAAAATGCGTAATAATCAGAAGTAATACCCTCATCACCTTCACTGGTAACAAATGTTGAAAAGGTTCCTGCTAATAATCCGGCAGATCCATCGGTACCTGTTTTAGTATAACTATCACCGTTAGTTCGTTGGGTTCTATATTCATCCCATCCATCATATCCTCCGAAAGGTGCGTATGTGAATTTTCTTGCCGCTAATTTTTCATAAGGTCCACCTGTTAAAGAAGCGTTAGTTGTAAAAGGAGCGTCTCCTACTTGTAATGTTGGGAAGTAACTTGCATCACCTGCTGATATTTCAGCACCTAAAGCGTTTTCATCCATATGGAAACCATCTGTTCTTCCTGTATAAATACCGCTATTAACCGCATTTAATCCTTTATAATCGAAGAAATCTTGATCCACCCCAATACCACTATTTAATCCTAAATATGTTTTTCTTAGTCTTGCAGTAGTTAAAGAAGGAGCATATTCTGTTTTATATTCAATTTGTGGAGGAGAAGAAGTCCTAGTACCGATATAAGTCCTATTTAATACTCCCTCAAATCCTGCAGGAAAACCATTTTTTGGATAGTCATCTGCTAATTCCACCATTATATATTCACTACGTAATGGAAATTCACCATCACTTGTACCAATTTTCCTTCCAATAAATCCGTTATCCGTAGGGTTCATTGTTAATTTAGAATATTTTTCTACAGTTTGAATATTAGTGTCAGTATCATTAAATTTCCTTACTAATAAATCAAAAGTCTTTTCATCAGGTTTTATATTAACAATAGAGAATTTAACATCTTCATTGGCAGCATTACCATCCGAAATAGTTATAAATCGGAATAATCGTTGTAATACATTACCACGTAATTCTGATAAGACATACGGAGAAGCGGCTGATTTCCATTGTTCCTCATAATCATCTAAATTATGGGGATCACCAGAATCAATCTCATTAAATGTAATATCTAAACCTCTTACTTTACCCGCAGTGTCTAAATCCTCCATTACATTATAATATAATTCTTCCATCCATAATTCTGTTTCTTTATCTTGTGTTTTACTTCCAAATAAACCTGCTATATAGTTAGTTTTAGTTTTATCTAATGAGGTGTCATAACTAAAAGTATTACCCACATTAGTAGTTCCTGTAATAGTGAAATTCCCAAATGGGTCAGTTACTATCTCATCCGTATTTGTCATTGCTGCCGTTGCTACCGTATAATCTAAAATTTGGTCACCACCATAATCACCACGTGATCTTAACGTTGCAACAACACTACCATCCCAATCGTAACATTCGGCAGTAAATGTGGTTACAGTACCTGTAGTGGTTCCGGTAACAAATGCGGGATCATCTCCTGATGGTGCAATATCGGTTAATTCCATAACAAATGTAGCCCCACTAAAATCACAACCTGTTTTTATATAGGCTGGCTCACTTATACTAAATTCTGTTGGTATTGTTGATGTACCTATAGAAGAAAAAGTAGATGTTATTTCTCCCCCATCATATAATGCTTG